AGTCGTAGAATTCTTAAGGTTGAATAACTCATCAACCTTTACATATTGATCAATATTTTGAATAAGATCGTATGTTCCCCCTTGATACTCTTGGGAGACATAGTACTGCTTTAAAAAGTCAGTAAGAAGTGGGAAGTCGTCCCTAATAAAATCAGGAACCTGACTCTGGAGGATATCCTGGAACTTAACTCTATCTACTGCCATTCTTTATTATCTAGTGAGAGATCCGTTTGAATAACTGGAAGTTACTTTGTAGTTACTACCTGATGTATCATTACCTGAGGAAATGTTGTCAGCAATCATATCTACAGAAGTGTTATTAATATCTAGCTGCAAATAAAGATCCTGTAATCCAATTACATCATTTGAATATGGTGCAGCTGAAATCTCAATTAAAGGTACAGTTCTTGTTACTTTTGTTGAGATAATGTTGATAGGATTGAGTAAAATCTCTCCCTTCACATAGTCAATTGTCCCTATAGATTTTCTCACTACAACTGGTTCTGTTGGTGAGTTCAGTTTGAATAAGAAGATTGTACCAGTTGTCAGATCAGAGTTTGGTAAATCACCAAGATATACAGTATCACTGATTCCACTTACAGCAAATCCAGATGTTTTAATGTTATAACCATTCTCACTCTTTACATGGAATCTATTTCCAAAACAAATTTCATACTCTGCAAATGTATTCAGAACTGGTTCCATGTCTCTTCTAATACTTACTGTTGTAATATCAGAAGTAACCGACTGATGACTATCATCAATAATTTTTAGGAATTTGCTATACTTAAACCTTGCACCAAACTTATTTAACTCAGTTGAATTGGCATAGTTTGTGATATTGTCAGATACTAGTGACTTAACATAGTTTGCAGAAGATGCCAAGTTTGTATTGTAATATACCTTTGAATTTGTCTCAACATACAAATACTTCAGGTCAATCAGTTCTGTAACAATTCCTGCTACAGAATATTTTTTTAATGCAGTTGTGATATTTTCTTTAGTATCAGAAGAAAGATAAACCCCATTACGTGGTTTGATGCTAATGAATACCTTTCCATATGCAGGAGGATTTAAGTCCTCCCCACCATATACAGAAACTGAATCAGTTTCTGGAAACACTTTTGGAACAATTGCTTCATAATCAGCAGCAGTTACTGCTCTATTCTGTGAAGCATAGATTTGTGTGGAATATTTTTTAATTGAATCCACTGACTCAATTGATTTGCCACCATATGATGTCTGATTAGTGGTAATCAGAGAAATACCACTAGTAACTGGTATTCCATTATTATCTACAATTCTTCCAACATACTTGAAGTTTGAAAGATTATTTGCATCCTGACCACTTGTTACAACATAACTAACCTGAATATAATTTGGTTCTTCTAGTTTTAAACCAAATACTCCATCACCAAACAATACTTCATATCTCTCATCAGAGACCTCTTGAAGGAAGTATACGGGGGTTGTGGAGGTGATATCAAACAAACTATCAGCTCTTCTGAATTTACGCTGAACAGTTGATGTTTGGGAATCATTGACAACTACACTCATCAATGAAGTGTCAATTCCAGGATTGTTTAGAATAAATCTTTGATTTGGATTTCTTGAACTTACAGTAAATGCTTGTGTGATGTAAGTTCCTTCATAGACATCAATATCATTAAAGTATGCAATACCAGTAGAATCTACAGGAACAGTGATATCTGATGCTACTGTGAAATTATAATTCTGATTTGTAACGCCTCTATTAGTTGTGCTAATAACCATTCCTGCTTTCAGTGTCAATGTGACAGCAGTGGTATTAGATACATCTACAGAGAAAGAAATATTTGCAGTTGCTGCTTTTCTAGATCTAGGTGTATATCCAATATTCCTTGCAAGAGATACTACATTCTCTCTTAATGTAGCGCTATCAATGAATACCTCATTTGCCACCATATTGGCATTGTATGAAGTAATGTATGTGTTATATGCTAACACATCTATGATAGTTGAAAGGTTGGACCCTTCAAAGTCATAATCAGTAAAGTTGGAGTTCGCCCTTAGGTAATCCTTAATGGACGTCTTTATCTGATCAAAATCTAAGTTGCTAAAATTTACTAAAGGCATTTACCTAGTGGGTTGCAATGCGAATGTTAATTCTTGTCCTGGTACATCCATACCTACAATATAATACTGAATGGTTACATCCATTCCACCTTCATCATAGTTAGGTGCTACTAATACTTCAATTAATTCAACTCTTGGTTCAAAGTTTTCAATAGTATTAACTATCTCATCACGAACTACAGTAGCAGTAATTTTATCAATATTTTCAAAAAGAAGACCATTCACCCTTGATCCAAGAGCAGGGTTAAATGGTCTTTCACCTTGTTGAGTTAAGATCAAATTGCGAATTGAACGTGCAATTGCATTTTCATTCTTAATAGCGATCAGATCGTCATTCAGGGGATTGACCTGAAATGAGGCACTAATATCCTTGAATTCCTTACTGATCCTCTCAACTGGCACTTTGTTACAAGAATACTCACATTATTTATTACACTAAAACTCAGTTAAAGGGATTGGTTCAGTTCCATATTCCCAATCATCATAATCATCATCATTACGAATCTTTTCATGCAAATCTCTTTGCGTTTGAAAATCATGCTTCTTTGGTGTCAGATCATCATTTGCAATCTCACGAAGCATCTTGTCCTGTGAATTTGAACCATAATCAGTGATTAAGTTTTTAGTACCCCAGCGTTCATACATGTAATTTGAATCTCTATCTGGGTTTGGGTTCATAGCCATCTGTTTTCTCCTATCTCAAGGTTGAACAGAACTTTTATAAAGGCGGTTGCTATCGCCTAATCAATCCAAAAACCAAGTCTGTGATAATCCTTATCTTTAATATATTTGTATTTACTCAAGTCCTCATCTATAAATTCTTCATGATCCCATACTGGTATGGCAATACTATTACCATATCTAAAATCTGGATTTCTACGAAAATGAACCTCTATAAGTTTATCGCCAATAAACTCACAGTTGATCCATTCATACTTACCAACTAATTGTTTTAAGACCTTTGGAAACTTTATATTCCTTTCTACCTTATACCACTTAGACCACTTATGAAATAAATCATATTCCTTACGTTCACCTTTAACTATAAGTTTTGGTTTTTGATATTGATAATCAATTGAAAGATGTTCACCTTCAAATACCTCACACCAAAACTCACTTGGATGTAAATGTTCAGTATCTTTCTCTAAGTACTCTAAGCGAGTAAACCGCCCCATACCCATAAAGTTTATAGATGGTCTGACGATATAAAAACCAGGATTAGGAACTTGTAATCCTGCAGGACCACAAGTATAACCTAATACCTGGCTTAAAAATAGTTTATTATAGACCCACAGATCTTTTGAATGAATAAACGACCACTCATCAGATACTGTGAGGTTATACATTATTCAACCTTTCCCTTGACCACGATAACGCTTCTTCTTGCCATTACGAGAAGTAGCACTCAGTAGTGTACGTGAAGAACGCCCTTGACGTGTCTTCTTTGGTGCGCCTGGTTCAAATACAGTTTTAGATCCACTTTTTGCCATAATACTCTCCTAATCAGATTACACGAGTTTTTTCATGTCCAACACGAATACGAGGATCACACCAGATCTCATATCCTGCTTCAATTGCATCAAGACAGAATGATACATCTTCACCACACATGTCTTGAACAGCACCAGATTCAAATACTTGCATCTTAGGTGCAAACCAAGGGTACGTCATCTTTTCATTTTCAAATACACCATTCTTGATCATAACCCAACCAAAACCAGTGTAATCTACAGTAAAGGGTTTAGTACGCTTAGTAATACCATCTACCATCTCATGATTCATTACACCACCATTATTGCGGAAATCATCCTCATCTAACCAGTGGGCAACTGATGTAGTACGTCCATCTTCTGTACTATACCATCCAGCAACAATCGCTTTCTCTTCACCTTGTTCGTTGATAGCAAGGTCACACAGTTGCCAGAACTTCTCTGTAGTAAACACAATATCACTATCAATCCACAACTGATAATCATATTGCAGTTTACCATCCCAAGGAATTTGATTGGGACCACGAAGAACATTTGCACCAAGACACTTACAACGTGCAAAGTTCACCATGGAACTATAGTCTTGCGAAATCTGAATACTCATTCCATTCTGTACCATATCAAAGCACAGTTGGACAAAGTTCTTCAGGAATGTAAAAGAGCATCCGCGCCCTGGAAGACAAAACACAATTGCCTTACCTCGCATACGCTCCTTAATGGCATCATAATCCCATTCAGCTTTATTTTGCGTCTTGGGAGTTGCCGCCTTAACAGTAAATCCTTTTGCCATTCTTTGAAATCACTCCATTTCAATTTTCATTATACCTGGATATTTATTGATAGTCAATAAGATGATGCACTAATCTCTTCCTTCTTTGGGAGAAGTACTGAGGTGTATGATAGATCCTCTCTGCTATATCCATTGCTGAGTAGATCAATCATATGGCAGAGCATCTCCCAGTGCTGATTGAAACTCTCCTCACTTAAAGAATGATACAAACATCTGTCTTGTAAGTAGATA